TGCGGGTCTTTTCGCCGCTGTTGTAGATTTCCTTGAGCTGCTTTGTGATCTCGGATGCGGCCTTGCTCTGCTTATACAGGTAGGAGTAGGTTGCATCATCGGCTGCTGTCGCAAGCTCGGTCTCCTTTACCTGCTTGGCTTCATCCAGTGCATCATAGAAGTCGCTGCCCAGCCGGTTCTGCCGGACGCTATCTACCACGAAAGCCTTTACCACCGCAGGGACATCTGCTTTCTTGGAAAGCGTCGGGAGCAGCCAGTCACCAATAAAGCCGGAATACTGGTCGATCAGGTAATTGACCTTCTTCGGGGAAAGCCCTTCGATGCCGTTTTTCCCATGACGAGTAATTTCACCAAGCCAGATGGAAAACGCATCGGTGCTTTCATCGTACTGCAGATAATCCGGTTTTTCCTCCATGTAACTGGAAACGATGTCGCCGCCGTACCAGGTCTTATTGGTGCTCATCGCAGTAATACCGGCGAAGATGTTGTTGGTCAGCGGATTGTTCGGCGCAATCTGCTCAATAGCGAAAGACGGATAACCGGCAAACGCGTTGCTCGCAGGTTCCCCTTTCAGCCAACGCCACATACGGTTAGTGAACGCCGTAATAACGGAAGGTTCACGGCCCATCGGAACCTTGATAAACTTATTGTCGCCGATTTTAATGAGGATGTTGCTATCCTTGATGTAGTTGGAAAGCTCCTTGTAGTCATCGTCCTCTTTCAGCCCATCATACAGCAGGCCCATAATGATACCGGGTGCCACGCCGTTGATAAGCAAGCGGGAGATCAGCTGTCCAATCTCTTTCCAGCCGCGCCGGTCAATGACATTGCGAATGTTCTTGGAAAGACCCTGCATACCGGGATTGAAGAACGGCACAAGGGAAGCGTTCAGCTTGCGGGCAGCGAAGCCGCCACGACCGAAGTTCGTTGTGATGTCTGCTGCATTATAGAGCGCCTGCTGCACATCGCCCGTGTCCTCCATCGTGCTGATAAATTCAGCAAGTCGAGGGTACTGCTCGACCGCTTCATTGGCAAAGGAGAGGATGTCGATTACTCTATTCAACCCGCCAGCGACTTTATCGACTGAACCGTTCTTGAAATGGTAGCGGTCGGAAAGCCCCGTCTTTGGGTCATAATAGGTAGTTCCTTTTCCGCCCATCGCCTGATAGAGCTGCCAATACTTCCCGTTCGTTGCGATTTCCTTTACGGCCTTGCCGTAGTTCTTAATGAATGTGGCATTGCTGTAATGGGTAAAGTACAATGCAGACTGTGCATCACGGACGAAATTTCGCACGATGAATACAGGGTTCCATTGCGTGACCAGCTTCTTGAATGTGCTGTTGATGGAGCGCAGCGCCCTCATTCCAAAGGAATTGGATTGCTCAATGGGTCTAAACCCATCGGCCATTGCTTCACTCATGTGCAGAGTAACCGGTTTGCCATCCACCCAAATGCGCAGCGTGTTCTTGAGGTTCTCTGCGGAATCCGCATCAAGGTCAACGAGATCGCCTTCCTCTGTAACACTCTGAATGTATTCCGAGATATCACGGGTAGTATCCATTGCATCTTCATACAGCATATTGCCCAGAATGTTCTTCTTGGCTGCGGAGAAGGTCTGCAAGGTCTGCCTGGCAATACTGTCGATCAGCGGCATGATATCCTGGTTGCCACCTTTTGCGGACTTGATGGTGCTGTTCACCGCAACGCTGTTGGGGTTGGAGTAGCCGCCGGAAGTGCTGGGCATATCGCGGTAGGTGGGAACATAGTGCGGATACAGTTCCTTCATGTACTGTGCCATATCAGCGCTCACGAGTCCGCCCTGCTTTCGCACCTCCATCAATCCGTCAAGGTAGGCATACACATCCTTTGCCCACTTCTCAAATTCGGGGTGGGCATCCAGCAGGTCAGCTGCGGCGGCACGGCTATCGTCTGCGGTCACGCTGCTGCCGAATACAGGCTTGTCAAACTGCTTTTCTGCCCACGCCTGGAACTGCTTATATTGCTTTGCGGCGGCAATCTGTGCCTCGGTGTAGGCTTTTGTAAGGGTAGTATCCTTGCCTGCGGCTGTGGCGATGTTTTCATCTGTCATTTCCGCAAAGCCGTTGACTTCCTTGTTCAGTTTCGCCCGAAGTTCTGCAAGCTGCCGCTGCGCGTTTTCGCGTACACTCATGCGGTCTACATTGTGCTCGTGCAGCAGGTAGGTGTAAAACTCATCGGTCAAGCCAGCCTTTTTCGCCGGTTCAAATACCTGCATGAGGTTCTTATCGCCGATTTTCTTGCCGTTAAGGTCATACTGCCCGGCGCCGCCAATGGAATACTGCGCCGCCGCAGATGCCTGCCCGACATTGTTCGCTGCATACATGATTCTGCTGTCGCCGACTTCGTTCCCGAATCGCTCCAGCTCATCCTTAGTGTTGAGCCACTGGCGCTTAAAGGTGCGCCAGTCTTTGGCGGCTTTCGCCTTAAAGGTTTCCTTGTCCTTCTTCGGCATTTCGGTCAGAACCTTGGCAACATCTTCCGTAGTGGTGGATTTCTGTTCCGCCGTCCTCAATCTGGCTTTGCTCTTTGCCCGATCCTCCCGCACCACTCGGTCAATGCGGTCCTGCGTCCTCCGCCGGTTGAATTCGTCCTTGGCTTCGGAAAGCTTTTCGTTGTACTTGTCCCGCACCTGCCGATTGTTCGCACGGAGGTCAGCACGGTATTGCTTGGAAAGTGCGTCATATTTCGCCATGAATTCTGCACGGGCCTTTGCTGCCTTCTCTCGCTCTTTAGCCGCTGCTATTTCGGTGAGGAGTTTCGTCTCTGCATCACGCCAGCGGTCATTCATCTTCGCTTCCGCAGTTGCCTGCTGGCGATAGTCAGCAAGCTGCTGACGGATGTCCTTCACCTCAGCTTGTGCAGCCTTCAGCTCATCGTTTGCTTTCTCGGTTGCTTCGGAAACAACCCTGTCGATGTCGGCCATGTACTGGGCATCTTCCATGAGGGAGTAGCGGATATCCTTGCTTTCGGTTGGAGCGGTATTGTCAATGTTCTTAAATTGACTACTGTCAAACGCCACATACACGGTGGCATTATCATATTTGCCCTCTACAATGTATCCGTCATAACCAAGCGTATTGCGTGCTGCCTCAAGAACAGCGCCGGTGCCTGCTCCACCGTTCGCGATCTCTGCAAGGATTTCGCTATCACTATCGCTATATTCCATAGCCGCCTTTACGGTAGCATCCATCGCCCGGTTATACCATGTTTTTGAAGGGTACCCAATACCGCCAGCAGGATCGTAATTCACAAGCACTTCATCACCGGTCGGGTCAACAGCCTGCAAAAGTTTTTTTACTTCTGCCCTTGTCAGCGTAATCTCGCTATCGCTCAACGGCTTTTTGATATCAAGATACCCCTCAAGGAGTTGTCCGCCGTCCTTTTGGTAGCCCTCTGCCATCGGCTTGTAATCGGTGAAATAGAAGCCTTGCCCCTCGGAACTGCCATGCTGGGACATGAAATCGGGGGAAAACTCGGTAAACACCGCCGGGCTTCCATGATATACGGGTTTCAACCTGCCCTCTGCGTCAACGACTTTAGAGCCGAGGAAATACTCCCGCTGCTCGGCGGAAAGCTCCCTGCCGGTACTGTCCATTGCCGGGATATCCATAAGGGAATGTTTCCCGCTTGCATCTTCTGCGCTATTCTGCATAGAATAGTTATTGACAGCGGTATCGGATTGTGGTACCATGTCAGCAGAAAAGCTGTTGCTCCCCATTTCAGAGGCAGTAATCGGTTCGGAAGAGCCGAGGGTCTGAGGCCTTTGGGAGACAACAGCTTTTTTGGTTGCGTTGTCAACCAAATACAGCGTATAGTAAAGGCCATCAGAATTGCCATATGCTCTTTTTACATCGGCAACAAGATCATACACTTTTCCATCGATCTGAACCGTTTTTACATAGTAATCGAAGTAATCCGCATTTTTATGGTTCTTCGTGTCCCTGCTACTGCGGTCGTATTCTGCATTCTCCAGCAGGTCAAATACATCGCCATCGGCCAGAGAGTTGCGCAGCGCTTTTGCGCCATTGGCCGTTGATCTCCGGTCACCATATATCGGTTTCCCAGCTTCCTGAATGTCGGGTCTTACATAAACGACATGGCCGTTTCTTTCCAGCCGGGCCGTTCTCCCTCGATACTGGTTTTTGATAAGGGCGAGATACTGCTTTTTCTTTTGAGATTCCGAAAGCTGCTGTGTTGCAAGGCTTGTTTCGTATATCTCCATCCCGTTAGGAGCAACATCGATCAGAGAAAACGATTCCGACCCATTCACGCCGGTTTCTGCTTTACCCTCCATCCCATCAAGCAAAGCCTTCTGCGATTCGGACAGCCTGTTGTAGGCTTCCTGTGCAGAGGGCTTTCCTTTTAGCTTTTTAAGGATACGGTTCAAGAAACCTTTAATGCCGGTGGCGGCTTCCGTATTTCTTGCGCCGATGTACTCCAGCATATCCCGGCTGCCCAAAAGATCACCGCTGATATCGGCAGCGACTTCCTCCGCAGCTGCATTCGGGTCAAGCTCAATTCCATTGCGCTCGTACAGTTCGGTTTTGGCATTCATCATGCCCTTTACCATATCGGCATAGTCGGGGTTCTCTACCAGCGTATCAATCAGCCCGGAATACTTGCTATCAGCCACAAGGTCGTGAAACATCTCATGCCCGAAAGTAACCATCAGCGGATCACGGGAATTGATGTTGACATAAATGGTGCCATCCGGTGCGCGATAGCCATTGGTCAGTCGGTACTGCCCATTGACCTGCACCGCACCCTCAAACCACACGATAGTCTTGCCAAGGTATTTCGCTGCATTGTTCACCTCGGCAACAGCTTTCTTTTTACTGCCGAGAATTTCAGCTTTCTTATAGCCGATCTCGGTATTGCCGCGCACATCGGTATTGGTGATCTCCTTGATATGACGCTTTCCGTCTACATCGGTAATGGTGTTTTGCTCAACGGAAAGCCATCTTTCATCGGATTCCCGCTGCATCTGCTCCGCCTGCGCCTGCATATCGGCATCGAACTGGGCAGCAGCCTGTTCTCCTGCAGCAGCGACACGCTGGGCATATTCCGCCTGGGAGATCGCCTGTTTACCGGACTTCGCAATGTTCTGCGTAGCCACTTCGATAGCGGCAATATCCTGTGCTGTGTTTCCGCTGAACTGTACGCCGGTCAACTGGGAGAACGCCTGTCTTGCGGCAGGGTCGTTATTGATGCGAGCAGCTACGCCTTGGTTAGCTGCTACACCGGCAAGGGCGCTGTTGTAGGCTTTCTCTCCTGCGTTGGCAGGATTATCAACTGTGGGCGCAAAAGCCTGCCCTACGCTGTCCTCTGCTGTTTTAATGGATTGTGTGCGCTGGGCATCGGTAATAGCTGTTGCTACGGCTTGCGGAGTAGCTTCCACATTTAGCTTTTGGGCTGCCTGCGCCAGCGCATCCGCTTTGGAGACCATCGCCTTGATCTCATTGATGGAGACCTGGGTAATATCGTTCTGGATTTTGGAAAGGCCGCTCTCGGCATCATAGGTGAGGTTTGCTTCATACAGTCTGCCCACCATTTGGTTGCTGGGGTTCTTCTGCACCTCCGCCGCATAAATGGCAGGTGCGGTGCCTGCGCCTTTCTCCATGCCCTCCTGCACCTGCTGCGCTACGGCAGCAGGGGAAGCATTCAGTGCCTTGCCTACACGGCTATAGGTGACGGAACGCATCGCAGCGTTGCCGCCGCCCAATACCCCGCCTGCAAGAGCACCCAGCAGGATATCATAGCCGAAGTTGTCCATCTCGTCACTGTCGCCGGTGATGGCCTTTTCAATGGCGTAGTTGATAACATCCTCTGCGCCCTCCTCAATGCCTTCGGAGAGAGCGTCCCGCAGCCACTTGCCACCCACGGAATTTGCGAGGTTATACAGGCCGGGGGCTTCTGCCATCAGTTTCTTGGCCACGGCCTGCCCGGCGGCAGACTTGCCCAGCGAGCCATACAAACCGCCAAACTGTTCGGTAAGCATTGAAGCGCCACCGGCAGCGGAGCCGAGTACGAATGCTGTATCCGTATTCCCGTACTTTTCATAGGCATCTGCATATTTATTACCCGCGGCGGATGCAGCCATCACGGGCAAACCGGAGCCGGGGAGGACCGCGTTTGCAACAAGGGACGGCACCATGTTCGAGATCGTATTGACCAGCTGCAGCGCTCCGCCCTCAACAGCACCAACGCTGGCTACATTCTTTTCGTGGCGCAGTTCTGCCTGTGTCTTATAGTCTGTGATGGGGATTTCTCTCTTATCGGCAAGCCCGGCCCGCTTTACGGCTTCGGTACCGCTTACGCCGCTTTCCATCAGCCGCTTGGCTTCCCATGCCTGCGCCTCTGGATTGCCGGAGAGATACGAAGATGCAGCGGCGGCATACTGCCTCATGCTTTGGAATGCATTCTGCACGCCAGAAAGGACAGCATCGCCTGCCTTGAATTTATTCTCGTCCGGGTTGTAGTCCTCTACCGCTTCCGCATTTCGCTGGTTCTTCCACTGGGTATAGGCGTTCTCGTACTCAATGGAAGCCTTGTTGGCAATCTTCTGCTGCTCCTTGGCCTGCTGCTGCATATTCCCAGCTCGCATATAGGCCCCGGCCTTAATTGCCGCGTCGTCCCTCTGTTCCTTAATCGCATCAAGCTGCTCCTTCATGGCATCGCTTTGTTTACGAGAAGAAGCCCCAGCAGGCGCAGCCTGTGTAGGCTGCGTGCTGGGGGCAGAGGGATTATATTGGGTAGCTTTCTTCACAGATTGAACAAGAGAGTCAATGCCGCTCCGCTGGTAGTTCTGCTCAAACTCCGCGGCAGGCGATGCACCGAAAGATTTTTGATAGTTTTGTTCCAGCGTTTTTCTATCCATTTTTCCTCCTGTTATTCAAGTCCGAGAAGTTTTGCAGCCATTGCATCAGAATAACCGGCCCGGCGCAACATGTTGTAGGAGTCCTGCAAGGCGGCATTGTAATTTGGGTTGTCCTTTTTGGTGGTTTTTGTCTTTGCCTTCGGGGCCTTTGCCAGCCCAGCGGAATAGCTTGCCTGCGCATTCAGCTTTCCGCTCTGCGGCTCCCGGTTCGCCTGAATCATGTCAAGGTATGCCTGATTCACCGCATCGGAATAGGCGTTATCCGCATCGGCAAGGCTGCTGTTATAGCGGTTGTTCAGCCGGACATAGGAGCTTTCCGCAAGGCCGCCATTGATTCCCTCACGGGCCAGCTGCCCGGGGAGGTTCTTTAGCGCCATCTCTTTGGCAATGTACGCCCTGCGTGCATTGTCCTCCCGCTGCTGGGCCGCCTGTTTCTGCTGGGCCTCATACATCTGCTGGTTGTAGGCAAGCAGCTGGTCATAGGCAGCGGTCTGCGCATCCAGCTGCGCTTTCAAGCTCTCAAGGTATGCGTCCCGCTCGGAGGTGTCCGTCACGGTGGAGGAAATTGTCGGGGAAACTCCAGCCAGGTTAGCCTTTGCCGAAGCAAGAGCTCCGCCCTTTATCGCTGCATCTACAGCGCCCCTGCCTGGTCTACCAACAGAATCCGCAGCAGCGGTTGCTGCTCTACCTACATCGTACCCAATCGGTTTTATTGTGCGGTTGCTTCCGCCATCGTTTACAAGGGTTGTGTTCTTTCTCAGTGCCAAAATTACCCCTCCTTGTCATATGCCGCTGTGTCATACTGCTCCACAGCGGCTAAAATTCTCCCACGCAGCGCCTGCGCGCTGGCGTGTTCGGTTCTGTATTTTTCTTTGATTTCTTCCAGCTCGGCGACCAGATTATCATAATCGCTCGGCACCTGCGCATCGTCATTGAGATACTGCCGCACCAACGCCAAAAACGCGCTCCAGTGCGGTCTGATATAGACAGGGCAGTCTTTCCTTGCGTACCAGTCATGGTGCTGATAGACGGCGTTCTCGTCCAAACCGTGCCGTTTTAGAACAGCAGCGCAAAGTCTTGCGCCGTTATCTTCGGCAATCCGATTGTACTCGGCATCAGTGCCGTCCATGATGATCTCGATGGCGATGGTAGTGCTGTTGCCAGGGCCGTAGTTTCCATCAGCAGCGTGCCAGCCGACCTCGCCCTCGTCAAGGTTCTGCCATGCTTCGTTCTCGTCCACATAGTAGTGGACACGGACAGACCCCATATTGCAGTTCGGGTAGGTCGCGCGGGTGTACTGCTCGGCCATTGTGGTTCCGTGAGGAATCTTGATGCGCCCGGTATTATGTATTGTGACGCCTTTAATCGCAGAAAGCGGGCGGTTGGCCTTATAGGTCGTTCCCTTTCGGTAGGTGTAACCACCTTCTTTAACATCACGGTTCCACACCGCAGAATCCGGGATTATCTTCTCACAGATTTTTACGCCGTTATCATAGCGTACATTGTCGGGAGAGAGGAAAGCCATTAGGCTTCCCCCTTTCCTTCGGCATCCAAAATTGCCGCATCAGTGTGTTTGACCATGCCGGTGGTGGCTGCGTCATATGTACCATTAGCAGCCAAAGCGACAATAACAGCGTTCAGCAGGCACAGCACCACGCCCTGTACCGTCAGAGCAGAGCCGTTAAAGGCTTCGGCTCCGATGAGGATGGCCACAGAGATGATGTAAGCAAGCAGCTGGGTGTTGATGTTCTTGAGGGGGGTCTGCTTGAGGAACTGGGTAATGATTGTGACCATCATTACAGCGCCAGCATAGGTGCCAAGGGAAGTCCAAGTTACAAATTCGTTCATTTCCATTCTCCTTTACTTTACGAGGTTATTGGCGATTACAGCGACAACGGCAACAGCAATAGCTGCGCCAATGCCAGTTAAAATAGACCGGAGGACAGCGTTCCAGTTGTCCCCCGGCTTTCTTTCCAGCGTCTCAAGGCGTTCGCCCTGTCGGCTTAATTCGGTTGTCATGGTCTCCATGTTGGTGGCCAAGCGGTTTACACTGTTGGCGATCTCGCCAAAGGCTTTCACGCTGTTTTCTAGGTTGTCAATCCGGTGGTTCTGCCGCCGGTTTTCATCCTCCATGCGCCTGGCGAATTCTTCATGCACATCTTTGGGGAGGAAAATATCCATTAGGTTACCTCCTCAAAATACTGGCCTATAAGCTCATGCGGCAGGTAATACAGCACGATGGAGCCCGTTTCCTCACCGCGCTTGCAGAGATAAGTTTTTGAGTCTTCAGGGTCAAGGTAGTACTTGCCGTACTCGTATTCCATGCCCTTCGATGCCGGGATGGGGTCATCAATCGTGCCGGGAGAACTGACATTGACGACTACCCACAGGGCAGGGACAGCCGGGGGTTCCCAGTCTGCCTGCGAGGTGTGGGCCTGCAAGCACTTGTACACCTTGCCATCGTGCCGCCTGCGGTCACCCACCGCATACTTGGTGTCAGCTTCCCATGGCAGGAATAGCATGGGGTTCTTTGCTGCATCAGCATCGGTCATGGTGCCGGTCACACTGTCAATGCTCGTCCGAATTTCCTGCGCCTGCTCTAAGATGTCATTCCGCATTGGCTGTTTCCTCCGTTTCTACGCCAAGGGTCTGCAAAGCTGCTTTCAGCTGCTCCAGCTCTGCGTCCTGTTTTGCTTTTACTTCCTTAGCCTTTTCGGTGTAGTAGCCCATTTAGTTCACCCCCATAATATTTAAGGCTTCCTGCATATCCGCTGTATAAGAAACACCGTCAAGCGTTTTCCACTTTCCATCTGCGTTGTCGTACAAATATGCATCCACTTTTTGTGCTATCGAATTTTCATCTCCGAGATAAACTGATATTGGATTTATGAAGATAGAGTTATTCTTGTCGGCTAAAATATCAATACCATCTTTGGAGATGTCAGCAGTTATCGCCAAATAACCACTCGCCAAGTCACGCTTGTAAGGAATTGTGTATAAGGTATCATTAAGGCAAGAATAAATATTCCCAAGATACGCTTCTTGGAATAATCTACTCCCGTAATTTCCAGGCTTTTGGTCACTAATAACAACAGGGGTTATGTTTGTGTCAGAGAGATTAAACTTTAGTGTCTTCAATGAATAGTTTGTGCTTGAAGATGCGTTTCCCCAGCTTGCCCAAGCCAAAAATGCCGTTTCGCCATCATTTGTCAGTGACCATAGATAGCTTGACTTCATATCAGCTCCACTTTGATATATGTCAGAATGTTCAAATGTTGTTAGATTTATTCTTTTTATACGAGTCGTACATTCCGAAACCGTTAAAGTATTGTTGTAAGCGAAATATGCAAATCCGTTATAGTATATAATGCTTGTGGCACGAAACAAATTGGTTCCAAAATAAATGGTTTTTGTAATCTTCAATAATTCAGGGTCGATAACCAACATCTTATCAACGGAGTCACTATTGGAACCGCCAAGAGCATAAATATATTTCCCATCTGTAACTGCACTTATATAAGCATATGATGTAATTTCACTAATTGAAAGAGTGGTACGGTTATACCTTCCTGTTGTCGGGTCGATAATACACATTTTATCCTCGGTGTAGCCATAACCTCCACTTGCGTAATGTGTGTTAAGAGAATATATCTTGTCACCTACCTTAACAATTCCACATCCCAAATAACCAATATTATATGCTGTTAAGGTTTCAACAAACTGCTTTGTTTTGAGATTGAATTTTGCTATAACAGTTCTTACAACACTACTCACAAATGTATTGATTCGTACAACCCAAAGTTCATCTCCGACTATTCTTGGTGACAAAGAACTGGCGCCACCGCCAGACTCTGGCGAAAAAGAACCAAGCGATTGAAGATTTCCTGTTTGGCCATCAAAATAGGATATAACGGAAACCTTATCCGGCTTCTTCCCCAGCGGAACCCACAGCTTGCTTGTGTCTGCGGGAGGTGTGGAGCCAAAGTCAATGTTCAAATCAGCTCCACCGCCACCCAATGTAATGGGATTTCCTAAAATACTCATATTCACCCTTTCCGGGGTGAGTATTTAAGTCACCCCTAATATATTTAGTGCGTTCTGCATGTCAGCTACATAGCTTTCACCAGAAAGAGACTTCCACTGGTTTGAAGCTGTATCATACAGATATGCGTTTGTAGGTTGTGCTATGTTGTTGCTGTCACCAAGATAAGCTTGACGAAGATAGGCTGTAATTTTGGTGTTTTTATCGCTTATAATCGGAAATGGATTATCAAAACCGAAATCGGCTTGTAAAAATAAGTGATTTTTTTCAAGTTCTGTTTGAATTGTAAATGTTCTTACAGATGAAACAGTAGGAACAAAGTCGATAGCTGCAGCGCCACCAAGCACCCATAGTTTGTTTATAACTAAGCCATAATAAGCACAGTTTGTAACACCAGGAAATTCAGTCGAGACGACGGTGCCGGTATCTGTTTTCGTGTCGTATCTGACAACTTTGAATGGAGAACTTCCGCCTGTTGTATTGGTACACAGAATATAAATATACTTCCCGTATACACAGCAAGGAGCATACATTCCATATGTTGCAGAATCGGCGCTTGCCAAACTTACACTCTTTAAGTATTTTTGGCTATCCAAATCATAAATTCTTAAAGAAGAATTGGATGTAGAAGAAGTTCTACCACAAATTATGTATAACTTGCTTCCAACAACAACAGCACTTGATGCGTATAAGCCAGTAATTCCCGGATTCCATAGTGAATATGAATTATTTGCAATATTATAAATGCGAATATATTGATATATATATGCTGAGTTATTTTCAAAACCACCATAAATATATATATTCCCTTTATAATATACACAGCATGGGTAATTATAATAGTTGTCGGGAAATCCGGCTAAATCCGTTAGTGTATTGCTTACCGTATCAAACACAAATGCTTTTTTATGGGTCCCACCAAAACAATATATTTTGTTATCAACTACACAAAATGTACCGGCAAGCCAATCGCCGAGAGTATAAACATCTTCTATTTCACCTGTTTCGGTATTAAAACGACTAATCACACCAGATGACGAACCTAGATTACCTTTTCTGCCAGCAATCATGTAAATGTATTTTCCGATTGCCCCATTTCCAGAACAACCAGCAGACATTGTATTCGGAAGTGCATACTGCGTCGTAGAAATTACTTCGCTACCATAATTCAAAACAGGACTACACTCAACAGCGCTCGGCTTTGTTGCCAATGGTACCCAGAGCTTGGTGGTGTCAGAGGGAGGGGTTGCTCCATAGTCTATGTTGAGTTTTACCCCCCCCGTTGGTAATAATTGGGTTGCCATAAATTACGCTCATGCTGTTACCTCCGTAATCGTAACCTGTACGGTCATGTCTGCGTTCGGCTTATCGCCAATGCATTTGGCCGTAATCGTTCCGTTGTTGTTCTCCATCCATATCGCAGATGTGCCGCTGTCGATGAGTACGCCGAGGGAAGTCGCATCCATTTGGATGTCTACCTTGCTGTTGACGGTGATGCCGGTTATGGTGACTGTTTGGGTATAGGGGCCGCTGCCTGTCCAGGATGCCGTGGGGAGGGAGAGGGTATTCTTCTTTACCTTGCAGGCGTTGATTGCCGTCTGCTGTGCGGTAGAAACCGGCTTATTGGCATCGCTGGTGTTATCTACATTTCCAAGTCCGACCTGGGCTTTGGTCACGCCATGTGGGTTAGCCTTATCGGAAACATGGGTATAGGGGGCCTGCTTCACATTGTCCACATTGCTAAGGCCCACTTGCGTTTTGGTTACTTCGTGGGGGTTGGCCTTGCTTGCGATATGGCCGGGCACATCCGCCAGCGCCGCATTGAACGCCGTTTCCGTACCGGAATAGCCGCCCTCTACGGCGGTCTGATAGGCGGATTTACCATCGGCACCGGCTACGCCTGCGGGGCCTTGTTCGCCCTGCGGGCCAACGGGGCCTTGAATGCCCTGGATACCCTGCTCGCCTTGGGGGCCTGTAGCGCCGGTAGCACCAGCCGGGCCGGTAGCGCCAGTCTCACCCTGTGGGCCTGTTGCGCCGGTATCGCCCTTTTCGCCTTTGTCACCTTTAGGGAGTACAAAATCGAAAACCGCAGCGGAGGTAGTGCCGCTGTTGGTAACGGAAGCAGCAGCGCCGGAAGTAACTGTACCGACCGTGATGGTAGCAGCTGCACCGTCTGCGCCCTTTTCGCCAGGTGCGCCCTTTGGGCCTGTTGCGCCTGTCGCACCAGTTTCACCGGTTGGGCCTTGCACACCTTGCGGCCCCTGTACGCCCTGCGGGCCCTGGGGGCCGATGGGGCCTTGCAAAGCACCTACACTTACCCAGTCATTGGAGGTCTCGCTGTAAATGTAGCACTCGCCATCTTCCTGCACATAGTACATCTTATCGTTACCGGCTGGGATTGCGTTTTTAAGCGCTGCCAGTGTAGGATAGCTGTCCTCGATATACAGGCTGGTTCCGTCTTTACCTGCGGGGCCTACGGGGCCTTGTGGGCCGATTGGGCCTTGCGGGCCTTCCGGGCCTCTGCCGCCGGGAGCGCCTGTAGCGCCGGTGTCACCCTGTTCACCCTTGGGGCCTGCGGGGCCAGCAGGGCCTTGTGCGCCGGTTGCGCCGGTTGCTCCACGGGCACCGGTTGCACCGGTATCACCCTTGGGGCCAGTATCGCCTTTATCACCTTTGGGGCCGGTTGCGCCTGTGGCACCGGTAGCACCGGCAGGGCCCTGTTCGCCTGTTTCGCCCTTGGGGCCTTGGATGCCCTGTACACCCTGTAAGCCTTGCGGGCCTCTCGTACCCTGTGCGCCCTGCTCGCCCTGTACGCCCTGCGGCCCCTGCGGGCCTCTCACACTGACGGCCTGCGGGGCAATGGCGGTATCCTGAATGGTGAAGGACATAACGCCGCTGGCATCTACATAGGGAACAATAACGGGGCCTGTCAGGCCTTGGTCACCCTTCGGCCCCTGCTCGCCTGTGTCGCCTTTCTCGCCCTGCGGGCCGGTATCGCCTTTCAGGCCGGTAACAATGGTTTCGGTACCATCATCTGTTACTGTGCCATTGGCGAATTTCAGGCGGCTGCGCTGCGGCGCTACTGTGCCATCCGGCGCTATGATGATGTGGCCGGAAGACCCGGTGGCTTCCCATGTCTCTCCGTCATTGCTGGTTTCCAGCACCTTGTCGCTGTTCAACCGGATGTATTTCACATTGCCGGTGATGATGCGCTTGGTCAGCTCCGCCTGTACGGTACTGGCACCACCATTAATATCTGCTGCGCCCATATTGCTGGCAGCCGCCAGTGCGTTCAGGGCATCCACAAGGCTGTTATACGCAGGAATGACGACCTCACGCACCACAGCCTCTACGGAGAATTGCATTTCACTGACGGAAAGGTTCGGGGTGGTGTCCTGCCCAATTACCCCAACCCTGTTGCCGTCACTATCGGTAAATACTGCATCCGGGGTATAGGGATTGCCGTCGGATGCTTTGATCTTTTCAAACATAGCTTACCCCCTGTACTTTCTCGTTTCTCGGTACTCTACTGCGATGTTCTCGATGCCGAACGGCTCCGCATTGCCATTGGAGAAGCGGAACCGCACTTTATCAAGGTTTCGCATATCCAGCTTTCGGCCCAGCACCTTCGGGGTCGTATCCGTACTCCATGTCCATTTCGACCAGTCTATATCCTCCCATGAGAAGAAGCGGGCAGTTCTCGCATCGGTCAGAATGGAGATCCATTTGCCGCTGCACATCGCATAGGCGTTTACACTGGTGCGCACAAAAGCGGACAGCCTGCAGGCCATGTACCGGAAGTGTTTGCTGGAGTAAAAGGTCTTGCCATCGATATCTGGGGTTTCCCACTGGCACCCTACTGGTGTGTATGTCTCCCCGTCCATCGTGTCGTTGTAGGAGTTGGGAGCGGTCTCATCGGTATTGAATTTGCATACTTTGCCGTCCGCCGTACCAAAGAACAGTTCGCCGTTATCGTCCCAGATCACCCTTGCGGGTATTCCGGTCAGATAAAAGCACTCGTACTGGTAGTTGGAATACGGCTCCCCATCCTCGTAGTGCTTTTGCAGCAGGTCAAGCACATACACGCCAGCACCGGCCGCAATGAAATAAAAGTCCTTGTGGATGCAGGCATAGGCATCGGCGATATTGCTTTCCGAAAGCAGCTTCGGATTGATATAAAAGCTGCGGCTCTGCACATAGCGCTCGCCGGTCACATCGGAAGCAGTCAAGGCAAATATGCCGGTGGAGGAAAGGAACAGCGGCTCGTTATCGGTCGGCACAAAGCTGTGCGGAGCGATGGCGCCGTGTCCGGTGATAACATTTCCGGTCTTAAATGCAAAGGTCTCCACGCTGTTGCCGAGATCATCGGTCGCCGTTACCGTGGAGCCGGTGCGCACATACACCGCGCCGGTGGTTCCGCTCTTGTGGGCCGCTATCCTGTCGCCCACGATGGAATAACCTACAATGCGCTCGCTGTCCTCGCCCAGTATCGAATAGGATAGATCGGAAAAATAGGAAAAATCATTCTGCGCCGACCAAAAATCCCTGTTCTTAAAGTTCGGATCGCCGGTCACAAATAGCCGGGTTCCCGTCTCGCCATACACAATACAGGTATCGCAGTTCGTAATGCGGCTGCGGCTCTCGCTCCTGTCCTTTGATGCAGTGATATATACATTGTCCGCGCCCTCCAAAGGGGATTTACCCGGAGCGGCTACGAATGTCACGGTGCCGCTGGTGCGGTTTACAGTAAAGTCTGTAGTCTCTACCTTGTCTACGAAGGAACCGTCAGCTTGCAATATCTTTGCCGTTACAGGTGTTGTATCCAAATTTTCAAGGGAAAGTTGGAATACTGTTGCTGCTGCAGTCTTATCTCCTACATAGAAAGATTCCGTCCACTTATCCGACATGAGGTTGATATCCTCATAAGTTGTTCCGCCGGTACCATCCGGATTTTTATTGATAACGATGCGCGGCACATAGGCGCTGTCCGATACATTAGCCACGGTGAAGGTGCCGTCACTGTGCGTTACCTTGTAGTAGTGTGCTCCATCCAGCAGGTACAGCGCTTTATCGAAGTTCTTGCCAACCGAAAAGGCATCGTTCATTGCGGAAGAGATCAGCGTATCGCCTGCATACAGTTTCGTGCCCGCATGGATAATATCTGTCCCATCCAGAGAGAACCGACCATTGATACGGCCATCGTATACCGCCGTTTTGGCAAAGCCAAGGCGCTTTCTCACGCGACCGGGGGAGGACCGGATCATGTTCTCGCAGTTGGGGCTTCTTCTTGGGTCGATATTGGTTGCGCCGCTGGAAAAGTCGCAGCCATAAAAGTCGTTAATGACCATGGCATTGGTCTTTACCACATCAGCGCTGGGGAGTTTTGCCGGGGAATATCTCATTTGCTCCCCTCCTTACATCATGAATACGGTTTCAATTACTTGGTGTTTCTCGATGTCCTCGTCCGTCATAGCGCCTACCATCTCTGCAAAGCGTCCGGTAAGGAACTGATTCAGCGCCAGTGTTTCATCAATGCCGCTTGTGGCATCAATGGCCAGCCGAAGCGGAATCAGCGGAACCGCCTTGGGCTCCACCTCTATCTCGGTCGCACCGGAAGCGCCTGCAAGGGTGGCGTGCCGGTGCTTATACTGGATATCGAACTGCCCGCTGTAATGGTACGGGATCGCAATATGGTATTCATCCAGCCGCCGGTAGTCGGAAAAGTCGCGGAAGGCCACGCCGTCACCGGAGAAAAGGATTTTCACCATGCCGTTCATCTGCTGGGGCAGCTCATACGGCACCCATGCTATGTGCTCCGGGATTTCTACCAGCGGGAATGCATAAAACGCAGCGTTTCTTACCTGGAATGGGTACTGCGATTCCAACTTGATGCTGCCGTTAAAGCTGCCGGAAAGCCGCTGGAACTCAGGAGCGGTAATCTGCCGCCGGGCCCCATCGATAGTCGCTGTTAGAACACCGCAAATTTCAAGCGTGTAGGCTTTTGCATCACTGTTGGTAAACTCGTAGGTATCACCGGGATAAACCGTCTTAGCTTCAAAATGGGAGCCCTCCATGCACCGTGGCATGTTCTGAACGATGCTGATGGATTCGATCAGCGGGAACTGCGATTCCACCATTGCAACAGCACCGTCCAGCAGGTGCTCCATTCTGTCCTTGTAGTCGGCTATAAATCCGTTGCTTGCGGCAGCGCCGTTTACGGTGGCTTCATCTATCCACCGCAGCGCACCGTTGATGGCATCGTTCTTGTTCATTCAATCACCCCATGTACCCTGCTTCTTCAAGGATGCGGGCAACTTCTTCGGGTACATCCACCCATTCGCCGCGCTTGATCTGATAAGTATAGCCGTTGATGCACACAGGCACTACGACATCTTCTTTGTTCAGCTTGTCCTTCGGCAGACGGATGCGTACCTTCTTGCCCTTGGCGAGTTCCTCGCCGGTCGCTTTTTCTACGATCTCTCCGACCATGTCGGGGTTCTTAATCTCTTTAGCCATGTTAAATCCTTTCTGTAAAAGAAGGGAGGGGTGTTACCCCCTCCCTTGTATTTGGTTAGGCAGAAGCCATGGACTGAATGCAGACCATTGCCAGCTCCTGCAGACGGACAGTAACTGCCATCGCTTTCCAGCCGACACTCGCGCGCTGGTTCAGGGGATCCTCGGTACCGGCGGAGCCAGTGGGCTTGATGATGATTTCGGGCTTGGAGGAGCCGTTCACATCGACCACGCCGTAAGCGTCCTTGCCTACGATAAGGGTCTTATGCAGGGTACCCGCAGTAGCGGTCGTTGCATCGGTGGGACACATGGTGGTCAGAATGAAACGGACACCATGGATACGACCGATCTCGCCCTTCATGATGTTCTCTGCACCATTGTACTTGGAGATATCCTGCCACAGGCTGTCGTTCTGCAGGTCGTATGCTACATTGGGATCGCAGAAGCCGATGTAATAGCCGCCCTCCAGGGGCTCAGCGTTGTTGTTGCGCAGGGTGCGCACCGCTTTCTTGATCTCCTCGCTGTTTACCACCTTACCGGCGGCAATAGCGGCAGCGGAAGCAGCGCCGCCAGCAAACTGCTGGGAAGTACCCTTGAAGATAACATCCGCACAGCGGGTCTCCAGGGTCTTGGCGGCGTTTTCGCCCATCAGCGCAGCGGACTCCGTCAGGACGGGGTCGATGCCGACCATGCTGATCTTGTCGGACAGGCGGACCCAGTTGCCCTCCTGCGCCACGGTAGCGGTCACAGCGGTGATGGACAGGTTGTCGCCGTCAGGGGTCACGCCCTCGGTCAGGGATGCAGCAGGGACATCAAGGGAGTTGAAGCGGCGGAAGTTGATAGTGTCGCCCTCGTTCTTCGGCATGGGGCGCTTCTGGCCGTACTTGAGGAAGGTCAGATTGGGCAGCAGCCGGGACAGCAGGGTGCGGTCGTAAAAGGTTTTCTGTTCAGCGGTAAGATTACCGTAAGTCTGGGTAGTAGTTGCCATAGTTTTATACACTCCTTAATTTTTTAATTCCCCCCGGAGTGCAGCTTGATACAGCTTTTCAAAGTCTTTGTCCGACATCTTCATGTAGTCGGCTTCGGTTTCGGGGCTTTCGCCCGTCAATGCTCCGGGAGATGCTTGTGCGTTGTTGTTGATTCTTCGGAGCGTGTCTTCCTTTGCCTTGTTTGCAGCATCGTTGGCGAGGTCAAAATAGCTGTTCGCCAAAATTGTGTTGAACGCTGCATCCACGCTGCAGGGCGTCCCCTGCTGGGTGCAGTAGTCCATCAATTCAATCACTTGGTCCTTTAGCTTTGTGAATGTCTGCCCTCTTACAGGGTCAGCCTCCAGCTCTCTCATGCGCTCATTGCTCCGCAAGCGGGTAATCTCCGCTTCCAAGGATTGATTTCGGTAAGCTGATACGGGGTCGGTTTGGCCGTCCTCGTCCAGCCGCTGCATCGCAACAAAGGCTTCGTACTCCGCCTTTGTGGTGATGGGTCTGTCATTGTCATAATGATTGGTTAGGCCCATGCTGCGGATAAAGTCGTCCACGCTCTTTTGGGATGCTTCTTTTATTCTCCGTGACACACGCTGTGTCTCGGTCGGTTCTTCCTGCACCGCAGGTTCTTCCTGCTCAACAGGCTCGGTTTCCTCTACTGCGGGAGAGGAGTCGATATCTTCTTCGATATCTTCATTTGCAGCAGTCATGATTTCTTCGTCCATAATTTCCTTTCTGTGGCGAGGTTCGGTTTGTTCCGTTTAGCAGCCACTTAAAAATTGATTATCCCTCCAAGGGGTTGGTCACATAGGTCGGTGTCCTGTTGGTGCATTTGGGGTTCTTGCACTCCAGCTGCAGCTTGATAAACGCTTTTGTCTCTGTGTTTGGAGAGGTATCCCCGGTGAATGTAAGGTATTTGCCGGTGATCCTCATTTCGGCTTTACAGTTTGGGCACAGCATTGTTGCAACCTCCTGTGAACTTGTCCATGACGGTCGGGGCCTTCGGCACATCCGGCAGCGGAACTCCGCCAATGCCGGAAACGCTCTGTACGCCGTTCACTTCTTCCTCCGGAACGCCAGGCATGCCCACCGCTTGCGGCTGGGCTTCCCGCATTCGCTTGAACTTCTCCTTGAATGGAGCTACATTCGGGTCGGACAGCTCGATGTACTGGTCGATGGAAATGTCTCCTCGGTCAAGCATCTTGTCCAAGGTCGCCTGTGCCAGCACCGCAGAATACTCGGACGATGCGCCTACATCCACCTGCAGGTCAAAGTCGTACATGGCGTAGTCAGTACCCGTAAACGCTCTGCCTGATACCTCGTCCCCCATCTCAATGACGATTTCCCGCTTGTCGGAGCAGTATGTTTTGAAAAACTCCATCCAAATGCGGCCGATCTCCTTAACTGCGTGCCAGTATCTGCGCTGGATCTCGTTGACAGGGGTCTGCGCTTGGTTCTGCAAAGCGATGATTGCCGATGCTGCCATGTTTGCACCCAAGGACTCGCCGGTCGTTACCTCGGTCGTACCGGTCACCACGCGGGTCAGGTCGATCATGTCATTGCTGACCTGCGTAGCAGCGGAAGAAAACGCCGGAGGCTGCAGGTACGCTATCCCGCCGTTGGAGTAGTCGGTGACGATTTCCCCCGGTTCGTTGGTCAGTGGCTGTCTGATAGCACCCGGCTTTGCCACGATCTTCGGGAAGCCCATCTGTTGGATTGCCAAGGCCTGCATCCCGTACATAAAGTTGATGAGCTTTTGGTTGGGGATAAGCCCCTCGATCTCGCCGATGCCGTAGAAACAGGCTTTACGCAGCTTCCAGTTAAGCGCCGCCACAGGGTACAGCTTGATTCGGACGGGGCTGCCCTGCGGGGTAAGCGGTACTGCTTTGCATATCTCCACGCTGCGGGTCGCTTTGTCAAATACGACCTCGCCGTTCTTGCGGTAATACTTGGTCAGCACCGTGACCTTTTCGTTTTCCTTGCCGTCCAGCTCGATTCTTTCCGCCTGATAGGTGCTTGCATCCTCAAATTCATCGGGGCAGATGTTTGCCACCTTTTCCGCAGGCAATCCCCTGTCCTTGGCCATCTTGCGTACAGCGCCCAATTTGAGCCGCTGGGCGATGATGAGGTAGTCCTGCTTCTGTACATCCCGGAGCTGCGGGTTGGCTACAAAAAAATTGAGAGCATCCACGGTTTCCCCACGAAGCTCCCCTACATATTTGTCGCCTGTTACGCTGGTGTCCCAGTAAAAGTGCCAGATGCCTGTGCCGTTGGTCGCTGCATCGTCACACGCCTCGTTGCACAGTTTGTCCATGTCGGCTCTGTCCCAGATCGTCCGTGCGTACTCGGTGCAGTTCTCGGCGGCGTCCTGGTGCATCTGGTCAAGGATTTCGTTACCGCTGGCGCTGCCCTGTCTGTAGACGATGCTGACAGGCTGGTCAAGCACGCTGGAACGCTTGCTGCGGACGATCATGTCCACGATGTTGAGGACGGGTCTCGGCAGATTTTTGGTGCGCTCTGTCGCTTGTGGCCACTGGTCTCCCTCCTTAAATCGCACAAAGGTCGGGAATTTGGTGCTAAAGCCCATCTTGTTGTGGTACGCCACACCCTCTCGGTATAGCGTCCACAGGGTTACATCACTCATATCAATCCTCCGGGCCGTTAAGCCACTCGTTGAATATCTTTGTTGCATATTGCTCCTGTGCCGTTTGGTCGTCCCCTAACGCCCACAGGATCAGGCGTTTGAGCCATCGTCTTACCATACCTGATACCCTCCTTGTTCTTCTGGCTGCCGCAGCTCCGGCGGCAGCTTGTACTTTGTAACCGGCGGCTGTCCCGCATACGGTCTCCCGCTGCAAAAATACCTGATGGCATCAGGTGCATGGGTCAGCTCGTGCGGCTCGGTCGCTACATCGTTAGGCTTGTGGTCATCATACTGGACCATCGGCAAACAGCGGATGACCTGCTTACAGTTGCGGAAAAACCGAAGCCCTGCAATCCTCGTCTTGTCGCCGGTTATGATATCTCTGCTGTCCCTCGGCTTGAGCCACTCGTGTACATCCAGCCAGCCGTTGATGCGGTCGTTGTCCACCTTGACCAGCGGGATGTCCTGCTCCATAAATATGTCTGCCACGCTGCGGCCTGTGTCATTACGCCTGTTCCACAGGTCGGGCGGTGCAAGCCATTGCTCGATCTTATCGTCCCCGTTGGCCTCCTTGATACGCATGGCGGCATCCGATGCGATCAGCCCTGACTCGTATATCTCCCGGTACACATAGCCGTTGCCCTCGCCGTCAATGGCGATCCAGTATCCGGCCAGCATATCAAGGCCGTAGTCCATTGCAAAGTAGCGTCTCCACCAGTCAGGTATCTCGATGGGGTCTATCACATGGATATCGTCACGCCACTCTGCAAAATACTGACCTGCAAACACATTCCAATCGCCATCCAGCCATGCCCGGCGCATATCCTCCGGTAGGGTCTCCAGCATCCGTACATAGTCTGGGTCCTTATCCACCAAAACCGTGTTGTCGTACACCTTTGCGGCTATAAACTCGTAGTCATCGGGGTTTTCCGATGCCGTGTAGTCACGGTCTACAAACAGGCGCTTGACCCACGCATGGCCGACTCCGCCGGGGTTGCAGGTCAGGTACATCCTATGCGGAAAATCGTTGGCGCCACGGTTACTGGCCACAAGGCAGTTATACATATACTCCGTAAACTGCGTAGCCTCATCGATAAAAATTATGTCGTACTCCTGCCCCTGATACTGCAATACATCGGCCTCGGCGGAGCAGTATCCAAAACGGATACGACTGCCGTTTGGGAATATCATCGCCTTTTCCGAGTCCCGATAGGTTGCTATATCGGGTTCCAGCACCTTCCGCAGCTCCAAAACATGGTTTTGCCACAGGTCGGCATATGTGCGGCGCAGGATCAGAATCTTGATGCCGCTATAATTAACGGCAAGCATGGTGGCCTTTGCTCGCACTACCCAGCTCTTACCGCCGCCTCTGGCGCCGCCGTAACATACTCTGCGCTTTTCCGACAGCAAAAACTGCTCCTGCTTGGGATTCGGTGTGCCTAAATTGACCGTCATTTGGCATACTCCTTGCCATTGCCCAGCACGATCTCGATTTTGGGTATCTCGCCACCCAAATCAATCGGCTGATTGGCCTTGCCGTATACACGGTCAAGTACGGTTTCTGCGCACTTTACTCTCGTTTCGGTTTTCTCGTTTGTGTTGTTTAGGGTATCCACCAGCAGCTTAACTGCCGCAGGAGTCGCCGCTTTCAGCATTGCTTTGGCGTCTTCGGGGATTTTCGCCCTCCCACTTGGGTTCCCACTCTGTCCTTTTTTCCATGGGCGCAGGTTCTCTTTGCTTTTCGCACTGCATCCACTGGCCATCTTCGGCACCTCCTTTCAAAATTCGTCCCGCCCTATCCCTCCCGGTGTCTACTATGCCGGGCTACCAATTATTGTTACCAAACCGTGGTTATCCGCTTAGTGCCTGTCTTGTTCCCGCACAGCAGGAGCGTCTGCGGCTGCTCATGGTCGCTCTCGCTGCTGGGCAGCAGCATCTTCCGGGCTGCGTAGCCTCCGTACTGCTGCCATGCGGTACAGCTAACCACTACCAGCTGCTTGGTACGGATCACATTATTGTTACTGTCCACCACGATCTTTTTGGGCTTACTGATGGTGCCTTTGTGGGTGTGGCCAACAATCAGAGCGTCAATGCCCTCTATGGTGTAGCCGAAGCGCTCATTGCGGTTGACCGTTGCACCGGTGTAAATGCCGCCGCCGGAGCCATGGGTAACAGCCATCGTATAGCTTGTGATAGGGATATCTCTTGTTACCCTGCGCCCAATCTCCAGCTTGAGGAATGCTATATCCTCGGCGTAGTAGTCCTCCATATCCAACTTGCACATGATATCGCCCATAATGTCTTGGTCGGTGTCCTTGGCTGTCCTCGCTTCGTGGTTACCGGATACCGCGCAGAGTATCTTATCCTTGATGGGCGTTAGCATTTCCACCATCATCTTTTTCTGCTCCCGCGGGCGGATATAATCCTCAAAGGGGCTTCCCACCGCGTTCCGGGTATTGTTGTTGATGAGATCGCCGCCAAGGATGAGATAAGCATCCTCCCGCTCTACCCGGCGGCAGAATGCTTGCCAGCCCTCTTTATCATGTAGGATGCTGCCCAAATGCACATCAGATACCGGATATACCTTGATGGTGTCGCTCTGCGGGATTTTGCGGACTATTAAATCCATAGGTATCCCCTCCTTTATGGCATAAAGAAAGAGAGCGCCTTTCGGTACTCTCTGACTGCTTTTGGTAAGGCAGGCTATTGCGAACTTGCGGTCTGCCAGCGCGGCACCTTTTTTACGAAGGTCATGTATCTTCGGCCGATGGGATAACGGGGCATCGGCGGCCCCGTAAAAAGGAGGTAAAACATGAAGGTGGAGCACCCGATAGGGCTTGAACCTATAACCCGCTGCTTACAAGGCAGCCGCTCTACCATTGAGCTACGGGAGCAGATTGCCGGGATTAGGGGCCCGGCTCCCCACCAGGAGGAATGTCAAGGGAAGTCTGTGTTTTACCACGATATTAGTATACACTATGTTAGGCGTTATTTTGTCCCGAATTTGTCCCAAGTTTTACAGCTCGGTCACACCGTATCGGCAAATAGCGTATCTCTTGATGGCCTCGTCCATCCTGCGGTACAGCTCCGACCTGCTGATGTGCAGCTCGTCACATAATCTATCGATGGCATTGTACTCACGCCGCATGACGGCCACCTCAAGTATCCTGCGCTGCTGGTCGGTCAGGATAGACAGGCCACGGTCCATCTGCCGCACTTGCCACTTAACCAGCTCATGGTTGACGGTTAGGTTGTCCCTATTGCAGATGGCGTTTATGATGCGTTCCTCGGCAGTCGAGCTGCCGCCCTGTACAGGTGTGGCGTCCATTTTGGGCGACCTGATGCCCTCCATTCTGGCCGTCAACATATCGATCTCGTCCTGCAGGCTGTCGATGGCCATGAGCTTTTCGTAATACCTGCCAAGCTCCCACTTACAGGTCTTTTTGTAGTCTATCATGTGGCTCCTCCTTTCTTTCGCCGTAGGAGCAGAAATCGTCCTCGTGCATCTGCGCACAAAGTATATTCGGCTGCCCCGGTGTGCCATCTCTGTACTTGCAGTCTTTGCATCTGACCACCGGCACTGCATCAACGGTTGGAAGAATATACTTGATTATGTGACATGCTTCTGTAAATCCCTCGGCAAGATTATCAAGATGAGTTTCACCGTTGTGTATCAATTCTTTCGTTTCCTCATATTCTTCGCCAAACAGTCTCAATGCTTCATCAGCATCAATCAGTCTCATCGCTGTCACCTCCGTCCATCTTCGCCCCGCAGTTAGGACAGTAGTTTGTGCGCGCGCAAAAGTTAAATGGCACCAATCAATGCCGCCCTCAATCCTGCGCCCATCGTGAATCCATCGACCATGCACCACCGGCACCACATCGGCAGCAGGAATATCTGCCAGCACTCGTTTTGCATCTACCATTGTGGCGTTTTGTTCGGTTACTTCCAAGGCGGTCAACTTGGCAATCGCCGTTCCCCTGTCAATGCATTCAGCCATTGTCAGCCCTCCTATTCCAAAGCTCAGCCATATATTGACGGTATCCACGCTTATCAAAATATTTTCGAAAAACACCGCCAGCAGATGGAATTGTCGCTTCGCACCGCGAGCACTGAGGTGCTTTGTTCTTTTCATTCCATTTTGCTTCACCGCCACAGAACGGACACGGTTTCAATTCAGCCATCCTTCATCGCCTCCAGTGCTTTCTCCGCCTCCTCGCGGGTCAGGAATACGGTCTTGCCAAACGCCCCAAATGGCGCGCTATACGCGTCTCCCAGACCGCCGACTGGCACAATATAGAAAATTTTTCGCCAACCGTCCAAAACCGCGTGTTTGACCTCACACTCCCGCACACGCTTTTGGCCATCAAGCAGTGCAAATACATGCTCTCCTGATTGACATGGCAGCACCACCATCCGACCGTCCTTGTCGGCTTCCGCCAGCTCGCGCAGGCGAGCATCGTCGTCCGTCTGGTGGAGCAGCTTGTCAAGCCGCTCAATGATATTGTCGGCGTGCTTGTTGATGGCGTATTCTGCTTCCGGCGATATTTCCCGCACACTCGCCAAATCGTTAATTTCCTCCGGCGTCAGTCCCGTGTCCTCGTAGGCGGCAAGGCGGCATTGGAGCATGACAATCCACTCATCCTTTGTGTACTTTTCTTCGTATTCTGTTGCCATAAGAACTTCTCCCGTTTTAAGCCGGTATGTCAGTCGTTCCATCACTCTACCTCCCGTTTCAGTTCGTCATACAACTCGCTGAACCTCTTGTCCCACTTCCTTAGTCCAAAGAAAAAGCACACGCCTAACACAATCCACAGCACGCTGGCGATGTTTTGCAACAAATTTTCCATCATTCTACCTCCTTAATTAAAGCTATCAGCGTTTCTATTTCTTTTACGAAGTCAAGCGCTCTGCTTATGGCTCCGATTCTGATGAGCTTTCTGCCTGCCCATACGGCAAACCTTGCAGCGTCTCTGCGGGTAAGCCTTCCGAGGCATATTTCAGACCATTTGTCAAAAGACGAATTTGAATCAGGCGGATTCATACCAATAAGCCACCAATCGTTGCCGAACCTCAATTCGAGCCCAAAGCAATAGAATTTCTCCGGGTTGATTTCCACCTTGATTATTTCGTACCAATCGAGCGATGGCATCGTGTATTCAAACACAAACGATTCTTTTCCCTCCATTATTCTACCTCCTGCATCCAAAACTCGCGGCGGCAGTCAGGACATTTGACGCCAATGTTTGCACATCCTCCATATGCGTTCCTATGCGATGTAGAAATTGGAGAGGGGCATATTGTCAGCACGCCACAACAGTCAATATCCGCATCCGGCCAGTGCTCAAGAAACACGCTCTGCCGTGTCTTGCGCGGGTGTGCAGCAGACCAATTCTCGACCATAGCAACCTGATCCGTAGCGTCCAGCGTTGACCCTTGATCAAATGCGCAACATAGCTCATTCTTGCAAGCATTAGAAGCTGGGCACCCAGTACATCCATCACCAAAACTCTCGCACATTCTATTGCGTTCCTCAATAAACTTCACAGCATCCATGTTATCCCTCCTTTACCGACAAAGTGTCGTTTCTAACCACGCCTTTGTTTTCGTCCATTTCCTCGTACCGGCACACGCCCGGATGGTTTACTACGGGGCAAAAATCTGCAACCGCCGGGCAATCGCTGTTTACACAGACTTCATCTTCCATCCACTTGCACATCATCCCACCTCCAGTGCCATAAGCAAATCCTTGTAGTCCAGCAGCAGCGCCCATATCTGCTCCGCATCGTCATGGTCGAGGGTGACTGCACCCTCTGCGTCAACGGCAGCAGCCAGCCGGTCTATGTCCCGGATTGTTTCGTAGTAGTCCTTTACGGTCATTGGCTCACCCTCCAAAATTCTCAAGATAATATTGCTTGCAGTCCTGCCAACCCTTGTAATAGGCTGCCTGCTCCCGGCGTTCCTGTTCCTCTGCGGTCATCTCCGCCTGGGCCATTTCATCCACATGGTTCCACCTTTCTGCCGAAATAGCCGATAGAACCATTATGCAGGTAGCAACTAAGATTATCGTAACTGCCGCTGCCATCCAGTTCCTCATAGCGAATCCCTCCTAAATCCGAAGAATGTCTTTATTTGCGGCAGGGTCTCCAGCCTGTGGCCATCTACCGTTATCAGCGCTGCGTAGCCCCGGCCTATCCAGCCACGGTGCCAAATCCCCCGGGCTTCGTAGTAGTCAACGCTCTCCCGCCGCTCCGTGGTTTTGCCGCAAACTCTTATCTCGATGTCGATTTTCCCGTCCCGGCGCTTTATCCAATTCTTTGGTCGCTTATACTTACCGGCTGCCGCCGCGTCCTTGTAGCATTGCTTTGAGCAGTACTTTTGTCCCGGCTGGCCGAAATATTCCTTCCCGCAGTATTCGCATTTCTTCGGCTCGGCTTTTTTCATACTGCTTTTGCGGGCCCGGATGCTGTCCATGGCCTTTTGGCACTCCTTGCAATACAGCTGCCTGGGGTTGGTGCTGCCTATCGGCCCTCCGCATCTCTTACAGGGCCGGTTTGGGTCTCTCTTGATTCCATAGCGAGACAAGATTTGGGCCACATAGCCGTAATCAAGATCGAGAATTAAGGAAATCTCCCTGTTGGTCTTGCCCTCCCGCACCAGTTGTTCCAGGAACTCCGGGTCGTTTGAATTAGAACAGCCGATTTTGGCGGTAGGAGACGCTTTATCGTATGACATCATAACTCACCACCTTTTCATGCTCGGCCATCTCTGCGCGCATTTTTATGGCTTTTGTGGCAGCGTTCCAGCGCTTGATAAATTCCTCGGCACTTTGTCCCTCAAAAACCGGATTCTCCCGCTCTACATCCTTCTGCCCCATCAGGGTACCTCCTTTGATAGTCCTTCTTCGCAAATATCCACTATGTGCTGGCACAGTGCTTTAGGAATTATGCTTCTTTCACGGCTATTCTTTAATCCGTACTGTGTCCCTCCAACCTCCATTTCAATCCCCTTGGCCTTCATCGCCCGAATAGTTGCAGAACGGGGAGCTCTTTCGTGGCAAGGGTCCCCATTCTTGCACATTGGCTTGAACTTAGGCTCCGGGTGGTTCGTCCAAATATCCGTTGGCTTCATTCGTGTATCCCCGTATTGGCAATATGTAACAGTGTACCTCGGAAAACCTTGCATCCATGACATCTTCCGCATCCCGCCCCTTGGATTTTCGATGAACCAAAACCTTGGCTTAATGTCCTTGATGAGTTGTAATACATGCTGATCTACCATATCGCAAAATTTTGCATAGTCACTGACAGGGTCAAGGTTTCCTGTTACAGGATTTTTTCTCCTGTGATGGCTTATAGCAGCAATGCTGAATGTGGAACAGTCCGGACTTGCCCAAATCACATCCGGGCGTCCAAAACGATTCAGAATTTCATCCGTCGTGACTGTTAAGATATCTGCATAAAGATCGATGTTTTCAAAATTCTTATCCCATTCCACAGAAAACACTTGATGCCCTCTGTTTTCAAACGCTTTCCCTATACTCCGCGTACCAGCAAATAATTCAAGTACTTTCATCCGTTACCTCCTCTATTTCAATTTCTGTTCTTGGGTTTTTGGGGTCGTATGCCCCACGCAGCCGCAGCTCGACATGGTCAAAGCTATCATCGGCGATTACTCCCCGGTGTACCAGCCCGTCCATCAGCATCTTGCCGTTGTAGTTATCCGGGTCATGTCGGTGCCGGGTGGGGAAGTAGTAAGTGATGGTCACCACCGCCTTGCCCATTGGTTTGCACTTGGGGCAGTATGCCACAAACAGCTGAAGCCAGCGCTGCTTTTCCGCTCGGTAGTCCCAGGCATTGGCCCGACCAGCGTATTTGTTCAGCGATGGGGGGATTTCGGGAATTGTTATTTTCACGCATTCTCCTCCATCATCTGCTCCGCCAGCGCTATGTCATAGCTGGGCAGCTGCTTTACCTCGGCCATACCTGCCAGCTTTGCCCGGACATCTGCAGGCAGGGCTTGCATTTTGCGCTCGCTCTCCTGCCTTGCCCGGTAGCTGCGCATAAAGTTGGACTGCACCACGCTCTGCACTGTCCCGGTGTCCATGCTGGCCCATTCCCGCAGCTGGGATGGGTGTCCTACCAACCGTTGCAGGGTCTCCGGCAGGGCTGCAAACTCTTTCTCGCTGTTGTAGCCGCTGTTCCGCAGGGCCTTTGCAATCAGCGCCCATGCTTCCCCCTCGGAGAGTTCCGCCGGTCTGCTGATCTCACCAATAGCGGCTATGATAGCCCCAATGTGTGGAGGGAACCCCTTGCGATCACTGGCAATGTGGGACTTAACCGCTGCTGTCACAAGGTTAGCCGGGTAGTCTGCCAGCATCTCCGCCCACAGGTTTACCACCGCTTCCGCATCCTGCCGCTTCATGTCCCGGTAGTACGCTGGATAAGCGGCCTTGAGGATGGACATAACAGCCAGTGTTTCAGTACGGTTCATGTTGTCCCTCCTCCTGCAGCATCTGCAAAAATACATTGTCTGTCCCACCAGCAGACTTGTCGCCTTTCAACGGGTAAACATCCTGCCAGCAGCGCTTAACGCTCTGATCGAGAATAAGTCCCTTGGTGTGGTTGTCCCCCGGTGCCAGCCGTTCCAGCTCATTCAGGATCATCTTTGCGGCCCGATCAGTGAGGGGCTTTTTGATTTTCTTGCGCATCTCACAAAAGCCGTTCCAGTTCTCCATCAAGGCTTCCGGGACATCCACACGCCCCCTTGGGGGGGGAGGGGGGGTATTATTCCCGGAGGGAATATTTTCTTTGTCTTTGTCTTTGTCTTTGTCTTGGCTTTTCTGGGTTTTCGAAAAACCCGCTGGGTTTTTTGGGTTACCTTGGGTTTTCTTCGGCCTGCCGCCCTTGGAACCGTTTTCCCTGCTTGTTTTGGCTTTTCCTTCGCATTCAGCAGCCATCCGGTCTATTTGCAACTTTGCTACCGGCCATATAAAACGCTCGTTTCCCCGGAAATCGGGGGCTGCGCCCGTCTCTGCATATTTCAGCATAGCCGTGAACAGCCGCCCTCTCTCCGCATCTCCGAGTTCCTCCATGGCATCTGCAAAGTCTGTAAAGACTTTAAGGTACTTCATGGGTTGTCCTCCTGTCGCTTTTTACTGGGAAGCGTAACCCTCAATTAAAAGGGAGGTCGTTAGGGTCGCCCTCGACTTCTTCAAATCCGCCCTGCTCGCTCTCTGCAGGCTTTTCCTCGGCCTTGCCGGTAGATTTGCTGCCGCCGAAAAGAGCTTCCTCTGCGATAACCTCTGTGGCTGTGCGCTTATTGCCGTTCTTGTCCTCGTAGTTGCGAACTTCGATGCGGCCGACAATGGTAATGAGGTCACCCTTTCCGAACCACTGGTTTACGAATTCGGCGGTCTTGCCCCATGCTACGATGGGTACGAAGTCAGTCTTTTCTCGGTCACGGTTGCGGTCTACCGCAATGGTAAAGCTGCACACGCTCTTGCCGTTCTGGGTCTGTTTCAGTTCGGGAGCCTTGGTCAGCCGCCCATTAAGGATCGCTTTGTTCAGCATTCTGTTTCCTCCAAATAGTTCGTGTAGAATTCCTCCCGGAACATCGGGATTGTGAAATCGTAGTTGTCGATACAGGCTTGCTCGCCCAGCCGGTGCAGCCAATCCATCACCTCGGCACAGCCGTGTGCGTGTGTCAGGTGGCATGGCGTATGGCACAGGGACACCCAAAGGCCCATGCGCTTGCTTTTGCTCCGCATGGCGTTGCCGAAGATTTCGTGCCGGTCGAGCTTAACGCCGGAGCGCTGGCACAAAAAGCACTTGGATGTGTCGGCCTGTACGATGCTCGGAGCGTATCCGTTTCGGTCAAGCTCTGCGCCCCATTCGTTTTTCATTTGCCCCATTCCTCCTTTAGCAAGGCCAGCTCGGCCGGTGTGGCGGTGTCTATGCCTTGGTCTTTACAATCCTCTACGACAAGGTCAATCAGCCGGGACATTTGTTTCGTATCATAGCAGCTTGAACCGTAGTACAGGATTACATTGGTGCAGCCTGGCAACTTACTCGGGAAAGCGTCCGTCAGCCAGCCGAGGCCATGCTTGCACCATGCTGCCTGCATGGTTTCTGCCGCTTCGGATTTGATACAAACTACATCGCTTACACCGATCTCTCGGATATAGTGCCGGTAAATTTCCTCTCTCGGTTTTCCGAGGACTTCCGATAGTTTTCCAATCAAAAGCCACGCCATGGCATTGGCGTCAAGGGAGCGCCGGTTCCTTTCCTCTACCAGCTCGGCAGCGTATGTCTTGCCAGTTTCCATGCTGTCCATGAAGCCTTGGGCGGCTGCGGCATCTTTGGTATACAGGGTGATGCCGTAGCCGTTCCGGTCTCTTGTCCAGTCGGCAGAATCAAACCGGAGCCTTGTTTTCATTCTTCTCGGCCTCCTTTTCGGCGGCAAATGCTTTCTTCTGGCAGTTCGGGCACAGCTTGCGGCCGAACCGCTGGACGCTGTAGGCGGCGATCTCGCTTACAGGCCAATACTCCCCGTTGCGCTTGTTGATACCGGTGATCTGCTGCCCGCAGTCGATGCAATACTCGGTAGGCTCCGGTTCTCTTTCTGCACCCTCCGGCAAGTCCTCGCCAGCGTAGATATATAGGCCAAGGCCATGACGGGCACATGCTTTTGTAAGGGAACGCTGGATTGCCTTATTGGCATCGAATGAGGTAACATCACTGGCCGGGATTGAGCGGTTGCGGTTATCCATGACCGGCAGATACTCGATGTGCTCAATGCCGTTGACGGTTACGCCAGTCTTAACCCAGCAGGTCTTACCGTCTGTGTGATAAAACAGGCCGTTAGCATCCTCGTAGATGGTATAGGTGGCATCCGGGTGCAGCTTCTTGATTTCTCCCCAGGCCCATGCCCAAGAAAGGTATGTAAGGCCATTCTTCTTCTCTGTCTTGTCAGAGCAGTTGATGCTGTTCAATTCTCGAAAGTAGTTCTCCATAGCTCCTCCTTAATATCTGTCTGGTGCTTCATCAAAGTACCTGTCAGCATCCGCATCGCTGGCGTCAAAACGCTTAACACAGTTTTCGCAGCCAATGACCATTCCGTCCTTAATGTAAATGGTCTCGTTGATCTCGCAGCCGCACTCCGGGCAGATGTGCGGCTTATCATCGTAGTTATCCACACAGCTCGGGATGGGCCTATCCGGGATATCGTATGGGTTCATGCTTCCACGACCTCCCCATTTTCCAGTTTGTAAAATACCCCAGGTTTTATAATCTCACCATCTACCTTTACAGCTCGCACCTCTTTAATGGGGTAAGTATCACCGTTCCAGTCACCCCTATCGGTTAGGACGAGCCAGCATCCAATGGCGCCGGATGCCTTACTATCAACTCCGGTGACGATTGCAATAGACTCCTTTCCATCAACGGTGGCTGCGCTACAATAGCCGGTGTTGGTGGCTGCGCTACGGTAGCCGGTGTTGGTGGCTGCGCTATAATCGCCGGTGTTGGTGGCTGCGCTACAATAGCCGGTGTTGGTGGCTGCGCTATAATCGCCGGTGTTGGTGGCTGCGCTATAATCGCCGGTGTTGGTGGCTGCGCTATAGTCACCAGTCTGAGTTTTGCTGCTCTCTGCTTTTTCTTTTATGTACTCAACCGAAGCTTTTACAATACCAGCGATACCGATTTCCGCCCGGAGCTTTATTTTCGTTCCAGCTCGCTTGCTGTCACCTTCTTCTTTTTCGTCCGTCACACCATCGAGGTCAGCCACGAAAAACCGACTGTCGGCCGGGGCGTAATGGGCGAACACATCCAGCGGATACTCGCATCCATGGAAACCTTTGTTGCACAGTTTCGCTTCCTCCTCCACGTATTCTTTGCCAAGATCGAATTGGAAGCCTCGGCACTTCATATCCTTATCGGTTCCCTTGTAGACGATCACTTGACATCCCTCCCCTTATCGTGTATAGTTGTGGTGGTGGTTGGGTCTCCGTCTCTGACGGGGGCCTTTCTTTTTTTGTACTCCTCCTGCTGGCGGCGGATACAGCGCAGAACCCATGCTGTGAAGTTGCAGTAACCCATTTCGATAAGCTGCTGACGGAACTCCGCCATATTCACATAACCCAAAGGAATACGCACAGACAGTTTATAGTTTGCTTCCCGCTTCCTGCCGGGCTTGCCCGCTATCAGCGCTTCCGCTTCTGCAGTACGCCGGATGCCATAATACTCCGGCCGTTTGCACATACTGTCCAGCGGCTTGGTGTAACCGGGGAACTTCTCACGGATAACTGCTATCCTCTCGTTCTGCTCCATGGTCTTACCTCACAAGCAGCAGGATAGCCGCTGCTGCGAAGATGGTTCCCATTCCGAGGACTACGGCCAAGGCTTCCTGCAGCCACTCCTTTTTACTCATCTTCCTGTACCTCCTTTTGCGGAAGCTCCGGCAGGGATGCCCACCACTGGACTTCGATAGCGGTCTCCACATAATCTCCGCTGACATTGAACATCTGATGCTTTGTGCTGAATGGCAAGGTAGCGTATCTTCCCTGATTTGTCTGGCACAGGTAATGCCCGTCCTTGCTGGGTACGATCTCATCCGAGTTAAACCACCGGATAAAGGTGTTGGTTGTTGCTTCCATGTTGTTCCTCCTTAACTTAACCATCTTGCGAAGCTGGGCAGGCTGATAAAATACTGTCCGCGCTTCCCATTTGTCTTTTTAAGCGGGATACCGCTGCCCATCAGCGCTCGGTAGCCCATTCCTGTGTACTGGGAAACCTCTGTGAATGAGAGGATTTCCTTGCCGGGGAACCTGTCCATCAAGCGTTCGAGGTTGTCCCGGTAGCTCTCCTTTTCCCTCGGCATTATCCTACCTCCTTTTCCTTGATAAGCGCGTCCAGCGCAGCGTTAAACTTCTGCTCGGCTCCCTTTGGGCTACAGTGCCCATTAAGGACCATGCTCAACCACTTTGTGGAGCATCCGATTTTTGCTGCAAGTTCTTGTGACGACACTCTGTTGTTGTGCATTTTGCCAACAAGCTCACCTGTCCATTGTGCAGGCATCCAAAATTTCCTCCTTTCAATTCAAAATGTTGAAGTTTTTTTACCTTTATGGTAGAATGAATTTGCAAAAACAAGTCCACCGCAGGCAAAAACGAAATTCACCTTTGTGAGTTTCTATTCCTAGTATAATTCAAATTGTTGAATTATGCAAGCATTAGAATTCACAAATTTGAATTTTTGTTGTAATGCACAAAAAGGAGTGTATTATTTGTGTTTTATGACAAGTATTGTGAATTGTGCAAAAGGAACGGAATTTCCCCAACAAAGGCGGCAGCAGAGATCGGCCTTGGTATGGGTACACCAACCGCATGGAAAAAACGAGGGACTTATCCAAACCCGGCACAGGCGAAAAAGGTAGCAAACTATTTTAATGTTTCTATAGATTGGCTGATGGACAATGAAATAGAAAAACAGCCCACCGAAGGTGAGCTGTCCGGGATTCGGAAAGACCTTATGGATTTCGCAGATACTTTGACAGATGAGAAAATTGAGAAATATCTTCGTCTAATGAAAACTTTAGAATCCGAAGATATTTAACAAGCTGCTCGTCAGACATCCGTTCCACCGCCTTTTTGAATTCCTCCTTTTTCTCCATTGGTGTTCCTCCTCTTTTGTCGATTATTGTCAAATAAAAATCCTTCCAAATTCAGCATGTATTTGGTACAATTCAATTGTAACAAATTGCATTGCCAATATGTACTGACAAATGTTGCGGTTTCGGCGCAAAAACTGTCATGTTTTTCGGACAAAAGTGTCCGGTAACAAAAAACAGGAGATGAGTTTGTGAATTCAGACGAAGAAAGGAATTGGGATAACTTTTTATTGGAGGTAGCCACAAAACGGCAGGAGCAGGGAATGACCCACAAGGATTTGGCCGACAATGCCGGGACGGTTGAGAGGACGATCTCCAGGCTGCTTTCGGAGCCGACCAAGAATCCGAGCCTTTTTCTCGTTGCTTCCATCTGCCAAGCGCTGCACATATCTCTCGACAAGCATTTCGTGAAGGAAGTCTATAACAAAACAGACAGCCAGAACAGCGAAGAAATGATAGAGGTTCTGAAAGAGCAGGTGCGCCAGCGCCGGAAGCTGTCCAAAACACTCTTCGCAGTTATTTTTGTCCTGCTGGCGATGATGATTTTATACCTCGTCCTAATCGATGCAAATAACCTTAACTACGGTTTAATTCGGGATTAAGAACAGATGTTCGTTACGAGTATAATAGTACACCACAGCGTGTCCGATAGAAAGGACTGATGCTTTTGAGTAAACTAAAAGAGAAAATTGACGATGCAGGCGGTATAGGAGTAGTGCTTGGAGGAATTGCTTTGGTCTTCCTTTTATTCTGGGGCTCATATGGTCGTCAGTTTGTTTGGGAACACACTTGTGGGATTTGTGGGAAATGGAAAGCCATCGACACAATAAGCATTGAGGGCAACGAGGAGATGAGAATCTGTTTGGATTGCCGTGATAACAAGGTGTTCTACTGCGACGACTGCTGGATGTGGTTCTATATGGAAGATTTCGGCGGGTGTAACAACGAAACCGGGGAATTGTATTGTAAGGACAGCTATGAAGCAATCAATGGAGGTTCATTAGATGGATAACCATAACGGGGAAGAAGAAATCGCGCGCGTTTTAACAGAGATGCCAAAGCCGCCATTGAAGCAGAGGGCTTTGCGCGTCATCGCGGGAATAGGCTCTGCCATTGCTTTTCTCGGCGGCCTTTGGCTTTTATGCAGTTCCAGTGCCGCAAAAGAGATCACTGCATTCATTGCAGGTGGGAATGGATATGTTGCCGGTTTTCTTGTTCTCATTGGGCTTGGCTGCGCTATCATGACGGCCGGAGCAGCTAAAAAAGGCGAGTACAGCTCACTCATTTTTGTCCCATTCGCTTGTGCGGGGTGCGTTATTGGCGCATTACAGGTTGGCAGCATGGCTCTTATCTTTATAATTATCGCATTCGTCATTGGAATGCTGTGGGTTATAAGTAATATCAGGGTATTCAACTACTACGAGGAGGCTATGGAAGATTACCACCGAGTCCAGTATGAATTGGAGAAATACAAAGAGGATTATAGGTACTTGGTACATACTATCGAAAACCGGAATAAAGAGAATTAAGTAAAATACCGCCCCCGGCAACGAGGGCGGCTAATAATAGGAGGAGAGAAAATGCAAAAAGATTTAGGAATGAAGTGGCTAAAGGTTTGCAAAATACTTTGGCTGATTGGCGTTGCTCTTAGTCTTTATTCTATTTGGATCACACTCATAGGCTCCACTATCGTGTTTAGTGCATTTCCTGCATATACCGTGATCTGCATAGCATTGTGCCTCGTCAACTCATTTCTTACCGTTCTGGCGTACACTGCAGTCAGCAGCTTCTGTGCTTCTCGTTTCAAGTACATAATTGCGTTGTTTGCTATAGCGCCTATTTCGGCAGGGGTGAATGCCTATGGTAGTGTAATTATGGCGGACTTAGGCACAAAACTTGCGGTGTCTGGCGTCTTTTTCTTGATAACCGCATTAGCATGGTCACTGCCAAATATCATATACTTTATGCACAGAAAGCACCTATTTACAGGGACAGACCCAGATAATTACACCGCAGAACCAATTAGCCCTACTGATGCCAGATCGGAAACAAAAGCTGCAGAGGAGAAACCCCAACATGGAATTGAAACAAGAAAAGTAAAGGTTATACCGGTAAAGATGGGGTCAGAGAAACAAGAGGGCAAAGCGAAGCAATCGAAAGGAGAGCAGCAGGAAAACGAAAAACAAGTAGTTTCCGTCAAAAGCGTAAAGAAAAATCCAATTTCCCTCTATGTATTTATCATTTTGTTTGTGGTTGCGTCCGTAGTGTGCGTATGGCAAGCCGCTCAGCTTTCCGCCGCTCGCGACGATGTTACAACTCTTCATGGCACCGTCTCTGCGGCAGAAGCGAAAATAAAAGTGCAAGCGTCCGAGATTGAAAAGCAGAACAGAATTATTGACGGCTTGCACGATCAAATTGATAAACTTCATGGAGAGGTTAATAGACTGCTTGGATACAGGAAGTATCTAACGGTTGCGGACTTTGAAGACCTTGAACGAAGTTACCAAGAAAGCCTTGATGAAACCCGAGAAATAACCAGAAAGTACGGATAAAGGTTTCGGCTCATACCGCTATATATAACTGGAGGTATACGAGAATGCTCTGTAAGAAGTGCAAAAAGGAATTACAGGATGATTGGCTCTACTGCCCTTGGTGCGGTTTGAACGCAAAAAAAGACTCACGCAGAGCGATATCGCAGCGAAAAGACGGGACATACCAAAAAGCAATCACAATTGATGGGAAGCGCAAGTATTTTTACGGGAGATCAGAAAAGGATGTCATAAAGAAGATTGCAGAATTCAGCAGGGAGGCGGAGGATAAGCGGTCTGCTGCATTTGCCGTCTATGCCGAAGCGCTTGAGCAGTCTTGGGACAACCTCGCATACAATTCCCTTCGAGGGTACAAGCCTGCGCTCGTGCGATGTGTCACTACCTTCGGGAAAACGCCTGTCGCAGACATCACGCCGATGCAGGTAAAGGGTTTCCTCGATAAGGTTGGAAAGACATTCTCACAAAAAACCGTGAACACGCAGAAGAACATAACGAGTCAAGTGTTCGACCTCGCCATCCTCGCCGGGGACATACAAGTAAACCCGGTCGCAAACATAAAAGCGACCGGGAAGAAAACAAGCGGGCGGGAAGAAGCATCGCAGGAGGATAGGGAGAAGATCGCAGCCCATTGGGACGATTGCACCGTATCACGACTTGGTTACTTCATTATGCTGACCGGGCTTCGTGTGGGAGAAGCACTTGCTCTGCGATACGAGGATATCGACAGGGATAAAAACCAAATCCATGTTACGAAAAGCGTATACTATGTCGGCACTGCCCCGCACATAAAAGAGCCAAAGACGGATGCAGGGGTCAGAACGGTGTTCCTTCTGCCGGATGTCGCAGAACGATTCAATGGGAAGAATGGTTACATCTTCACGAATGAAAAGGGAGAAATCCTTCGAAGCAATGAATCGTCCCGCAATTGGAGAAAATGGTGCAAAAATTACGGAATATGCTGCACATTCCACCAGCTTCGGCATAGCTTCGCAACATCTTGCTGCGAGGTAGGGATTGACAAAGCCGTTATCCAAGAGATGATGGGGCATTCCTCCTACATCGTGACGGAAAAGTACACCCATCTGCGTGACAAAATGTTGGAGGATGCACAGGCCAAATTTACTACATCACTTTTACATCACACGGATGCAAATACAAAGCAATAA